GACCCAAAGCCAAAACCTGTACCTCTCAAACAGGTCATTGCAAATGCAATGGCAAAGCAGAAAGAAAAAGATAACAGAGAACAGGAAAAGAAAAACAGAACAGATACTACAGCAATAGAACAAGTAAGAAGTAGAGGAAAAGATTTAGGTAGTTTTAGAAGGGGGTATGGATTCTAATGCGTAAAACATACGTCATGCGTGGTGGTGAACTTGTAGAAAAGAAAACTGTCATGGAAAAACGCTTGCAGTTAATAAGTGATATTGAACCTTATCAGAACATTGTTGATAGAGGTTGGATTACTGGCAGACGGCAGCACAGAGAATTTTTAAGAAAAAATAACTTAGTAGAACTTGGAACAGATGGAGGCCAAATAAAAAATGGAAGCAGAGCAGCAAATTGATAGCACTGAACAGGAAGTTCAGACAGCAGATGAGCCAAAGACACCGACACTAAAAGAAACATTGCAGGCAGCAATGCAAGGTGAGGACAAACTACCAGAACCACCTGCCGAACCAATGCAGGAGGTGCAACCAGAACAAGAGGCAGAAGAGACAGAGGAAGCAGCAGAAGAAGAACAGGTAGAAGAAAAAGCACCTGCGTTAGAAGCACTGACTGCACCAAAACATTGGCCCAAGGAAGAACAGGAAATATTTAATTCTTGGGATGCAAATGTACAGCATCAGGTCATGGATCGTTACAAAGCGATGGAAGGTGATTACACCAAAAAAACACAGGCATTATCAAAGTATAAAAAACGCAATGAAGCGTTAGATGAGATTTACGGCCCTTTTAGAGATGACTTTCAAAGGGCAGGCATGGATGACGTAGCCGCAACAAGACAGTTGTTGGCTGCACACAAGTATTTGAGGGAAGACCCACAACAGGCTATTAAATGGCTTGCAAAGTCTTATGGTGTTGATCTGACAGCAGTCAATGATGACACAGCTACAGATGAATACGCTGATCCTCAGATAAAAGCAATGCAACAGCAGATTGCCCAGTTGCAAGGCACTATTAATAATCAACAGTTACAAGCACAGAATATGCAGAAGCAAGAAGTGCAGACTATGATTGACAACTTTCAGACAGCCAAAGATGCAGATGGTAATTTAAAACATCCACATTTTGAAGCTGTGCAAAACCAGATGTCAGGTTTGATAAGTTCTGGTGTTGCGAAAGATATTGCATCAGCCTATGAGATGGCTGTTTATGCAAACCCAGAAACAAGGGCAAAAGTCCTTGAGGAGCAGGTCAAGAAAGAGACTAAGCAGGAGGTGAAAGCCGAAGCAGTCCAGAAGGCCAAAAAGCAGCAAAGGGTAAATGTCAAGGGTAGTGGCACTCCAAGTAATTCAGGTGTTCCAAGTGGTATGACGTTGAACGAAACAATTAAATTTTCAATGAAACAACTACAAAAGGGGTAGATTATGACAAGTCCTAATTTGTCAGAAATTATCACCACAACTCTGAGAAACCGATCAAGGACTCTTGCAGATAATGTTTCAAATCACAATCCTCTTCTTAACAGAATGAGAGAGCGTGGCAATTTGACACAGGTAACTGGTAGAGACATTGTTCGTGAATTAGAGTATGCTGATAATTCAACAGTAGCCTTTTACAATGGGTATGAGGTGCTAGATACATCGCCTGCTGACGTATTGACAGCGGCAGTGTTCGAATACAAGCAGCTTGCAGGAAATGTAACAATTTCTGGGCGAGAGCAAATACAAAACAGTGGCGAGCAAGCCATCATAAATCTTTTAGAAGCAAGAATTGGAAACCTTGAGCGATCAATGGAAAACTCTCTTGCAAGTTCTCTTTTCAGTGATGGAACAGGAACAAGTTCAAAAGAGATTGGTGGACTTCAGTTAGTTGTTGCTGATGCAGGAACAGGAACAGTAGGTGGCATTAACTCATCTACGTTTACGTTCTTTCAGAACAAGCAGGCAACAGCAACCAGTAGTGCATTTAGTACAGCCAATATACAATCTGATATGAATAGTCTTTATATTCAGCTTGTTAGAGGCACAGATGCACCTGACTTAGTTGTAGCAGGTTCAACACCTTACACAACTTTCTTAGCCACTCTACAGACTCTGCAAAGAGTAGCAGATAGTAGATTAGCCGATCTTGGTTTTACTGCGGTCAAATATCTCAACTCAGATGTTGTCTATGACAGCAACTGTGCTGCAAGCAGAATGTATTTCCTCAATACAAATTATTTGAGGTTGGAAACTGCGGCAGGTAGAGACTTTGTACCTGGTGAAGCTAAGGAATCAATTAACCAAGACGCTACTGTTAAATTAGCAGCTTAATATAGCAATATATTTCGAAAAACTCTTTGAATTCAGAGAAAGTCTTACTGAGATAACTCTGAGCCAAGCCCATTTTTGGGAAGGTGCAACGATCATCCAAGGAATTGGAGTAGGGTCAAGTGACCTGAAGCGGAGAGCATCCCACAGGGATGATGATATGATCTGATCTGCATAGCAATATGCAGCAGCCGTAAGGCGGTCTAAGACTAACGATCTTAGGTGAACATTAATGAGTGCCGATGTTTTGGAGCGGTAATTTAACCTGCTCAAACAGAAGCTTACAAGGCGTTTTACATACTTAATTTAGGAGGGCAATATGAGTTATATTCCAGTATTAGGAATCGACCCAACTGAAGTGCATGATTCTGCTCAGTTTTTATTAGGTCAGCATGGTGCAGTAGTTGGCTCTCCAAGTAAAGTCTATAAGTATGTGCAGTATGATACTGGTTCAGCAGGTGCAGCAGGAGTAGCAGGCGAAGCTTGTTATTACTATACGTTAGATGGCTACAAGAACAATCAGGTCACTTCTGACTTGTCAGATTCAGTCGAGATTGGAGCTGGCATCTTGCAAGCTGCAATGACTGATGGACAGTTCGGATGGATCCAGATTCGAGGTGCAGCCACCATGACTATTGCATTAACGGCTGGCAGCGATGGTGACCCTTTGACTCCGACTGGAGCAGCGGATGGTACACTTGATGTCAGTGCTGCGGCGACAGATAATGTCTGTGCAATAAGTGGCGACATCTCCGATAAGGAAATCATCTGCACATTTCCAGACTGATAAAGGGGAACGGCTATGAGTGTTATACCAGTTTTGGGAATTGATCCAACACAGGTGCATGATAAACAGCAGTTTCGTTTAGGTCAACTTGGAGCAGTAATAGGGCAACCAACAAAATTGTATAAATACGTTCAATTTGTAAGTTTGTTTGTCTCAGGTAGTTCAGGTGATGTTTGCTATTACAATAATTTAGATGGTTACAAAAATAATCATGTAACCCCTGATTTATCAGCAGCAGCAACAGATTTTACTGACAAAGCTGTCGGAGCAGGTGTTATTCAAGCTTCGGTTGATACTTTTTCATTTGACCACATCTGGATACAAATTCGTGGGCCTGCAACATTATCTACGGCTTTGACTGGAGGTAGTGATGGTGACCCTTTAACGCCAACAGGAGCATCAGATAAAACACTTGATGTTTCAGCAGCATTTACAGACCACGTGTGTGGGATAGCTTGCGATGCCTCGGATAAAGAAATTATCTGTATGTTTCCTTATTAAAATAAAATTATGAGAGGCAGGGCAACTTGCCTCTTTTACCAACTTTATGGAGTTTAAATTGAGAGTACAGTTTTACAAAAAAATGTTTAATGGTGAGATGCGAGATTTTGCAAGAATACCAGTGACAGATACAAGAGATATTTTAGAAACACCTGTTAGAGCAAGTGATATAAAACGCTTTCCTAAAGAGTGGGCAGAATATCAAAAAAACAAAGATAAAACACCAGTTAAAAAAACAATACATTTACCTGGATTACATGAGGATCACAGAATTGAACTTGAACTTAAAGGTATTAAAACAGTCAAAGACTTGGCTAGTGCAAAGACTACAGTCTTGCAAGGAATGGGTAAAATCTACGTCACTATGCAGGAAATTGCTAAATTACAAGTCAAAGCAGACGAAAAAACAAAATCATCTTCCAAAAAATCAGAAGAAAAAAAAGAAGAGTAAAAAATGACTATTTTGAGTATGTGCCAGAATGTTGCTGATTTTACAGGTTTTGAAAGACCAACATCTGTCATATCAAACACAGACCCAATAGCAAGACAGCTATTAGCACTTGCACAGAGAGAAGGTAAGCAGTTGATGCGTGTGTCTGATTGGGCAATACTTAAAAAAGAACACACATTTTCTACATCAAATGGCACAGCAGCTTATGCATTGCCAAGTGATTTTGACAGGCTTGTATTAGAAACATCATACAACAGATCAGACAATGATATACTTACTGGCCCTATAAGCAGTGCAGAATATCAGCTTGTTAATCATGGTATGGCAACTACAGGCACAACAGAGAAGTTTAGACTTAAAGCTGCATCAAATGCTTTAAAGTTTGAATTAGATCCTACACCATCATCAACACAGACTATAGGCTTTGAATATGTATCAAACCAGTTTTGCCAATCAAATGGTGGGAGTGGGCAAGCTGCGTGGGCAGCAGATACAGATACAGGCATACTTGATGAAACAACAATGGAAATGGGTATTACTTGGCGTTTCAAAGCGGCTCATGGGTTAGAATATGGTGAAGATTATAAGCAATATCAGTTAGAGGTAAGACAAGCTGTAGCAAGAAATGGCTCATCACCTGTATTGCAATTAGATGATGCAAGAAAACTTATTGTAGGCCCATATCAATCTGATGGTAACTACGGCCTAACTTAATGTTGCAACCAGTTTCAACAGCTAATAGATTTAAGGTAAGATCTGCATCAGTTCCTGCACCTGTAGGTGGATTAAACAGTCGTGACTCTGTAGATAATATGCCGCCTCTTGATGCAATAACATTGACTAATATGTTTCCCACAGTGGGCAAGATAACTCTCAGAGATGGCTTTACTTCATTCTGTACAGGTATTGGATCAGGAGATGTCGAGACACTGGCTGAACATAATGCAGGAAGTAACAGACAGCTATTAGCTGTTGGTGCAGATGGTGTTTTATATCAGATCAATACTGGCACTGCTGTTTCAAAGAAAACAGGTTTATCAAACGGCAGGTTTCAGACAGCAGCATTTAATGGCAGAACATTATTTGTCAATGGTACTGATACACCTTTTGCATGGGATGGTTCATCAGCGTCAAACCTTTCAATAACATTATCAGACAGTACAAGTGCAGATAGTCTTAAAGGTGTCCATGTACACAAAAATCGTGTTTATTATTTTAGGGGAGATGAGCAAAAGTTTTATTATTCTGCAACAGTAGACACTTTTCAGGGCAACTTTACAGTTTTCAATTTAGGCCTTGTTGATGATATTGGTGGGAATCTTATCCAGATAAAAACACTCACAATAGATGGTGGTGAGGGTACAGATGACCTAATAGCATTTATCATGGATTCAGGTATTGTACTTGTTTACTCAGGTGACAATCCTAGTTCTGGCTTTTCATTAAATGGTTCATTTAGAATTGCAGAGCCTGTCAATGAAATAAGAGGTTCAGCAAAGTTTGGCGGTGATGTAGCTGTCATAACATCAGAAGGTGTTGTTGCACTTTCAAAGGTATTTAACAGAGATAGAATAGGAACACAGGCTGCCGCACTATCTGAAAAAATACGTGGCGATATTATTGCACAAGTTAAAGAGACAAGGACATCGACAGGGTGGCAAATATTTATTGATCCTAAAGGTGATAAAATATTCATAAACTTTCCTACAGGAAATGCTACAGACCCATTTAATCAGTTTGTATTCAATCCTATCATAAACGCTTGGTGTCTGTTTCAAAACATACCTGCAAGGGTTTGGGGTCAATTTAACAATGATGTTTTTTTTGGCGGTGCATCAGGTACAGTATTTAAAATAACAGGCAATGCTGATGGCACAGATGCGATTGTCGGTGATGTGGCAACCTCATTCAATTATTTTGGTGATAGAGGAAGTCTTAAAAAGTTTTCTTCAGTAGCACCAATGTTAGAAGGTGTTGTGAGTAATATAAGCTTTTCATTTGGTGTTGCGGTTGACCATGAACCAACCACACTGCTTGATCTTACACCTGCACAATTTACAACTGATCTGGCATCATGGGATGAAGCAGAGTGGGATGAAGAACACTGGGCAGATGCTGAAGGCAGTGCCATAACGCAAAGACGCAAAGTTACAAACAAGATGGGCAGATCAATTTCATTAAGAATAAAAATATCATCTAGTACACAGGCAATTAGTTTTGTCAGTGCTAACTATCACATATTACCAGGAGGGCCGATTTAATGCCGTTTTCATCAGGAACATTCTCAAGAGTACATGACTGGACTTCAGACAGAGATGCAGGAATAAAAATATCTGCAAGCAGAACTGATGCAGAGTTTGATGGTATTGCTACTGGTTTGACAACCTGTATCCTCAAAGATGGAACGCAGACATTGACAGCAATGATACCTTTTACATTGGGATTGAGTGTACCAACAGATAAAAAAATACAGCTTAGAGACAGTGCTATATTTATTAATTCATCTGGTGATGGACAGCTTAATATGGCTGCTGATACTTCTGTAACAATAACAACACCATCATTAATCATAACTGACAACACAACTGATGAACCAATTGTACAGATTAAAAATACACATAACGGCACAACAGCAGGTGAGTTGCGTTTTGTTATGGATAAAGGTGCAGCAGGTGCAGATGGAGATGATCTTGGCACAATATCATTCTTTGGTGATGACTCAGGACAAAACCAGACAGCCTTTGCAAAAATAGTTGGTGAAGTATCAGAAGCTGATGACACTGACGAAGCAGGCAAACTTTCTTTCTTTGTTGCAGAAAGTGATGGCACAAATACAGCATTGACAGCAGGCTTAGTTCTTGAAGGAGAACACGCTACAGATGGTGAGGTTGATGTTACAATCGGTGCAGGCATAGCATCTACAACTTCAGTTGTAGGTGTTTTAAATGTAGCAGGAGGAGCAGTATTCAATGAAGATAGTGCAGATGTAGACTTTAGAGTTGAAAGTAATGGCGAGCAAAATATGTTGCTTGTTGATGCAGGTAATGATGCTGTAATTATGGGTCATAGTGTAAAAGTTGATGGCATTAATGATAACAACGAAGGTGTTAAAGGTAGTGGCGGACATTTGCAACTTCATGGTGCAACACCTTGTATAGACGTATTTAGTTATTCAACTACTCATGGCACACATGGCGGTATTAACTTTATGAAATCAAGAAGTGATACTGTTGGTGGTACTGACACAATCAGTACTAGTGATGTTATAGGTTCTATTCAGTTTGGTGGGTATGATAGTTCTGACTACGCAAGTATAGCAGGTAAAATAGATTTTCAAATGGGTGGCTCAACTGTAACCACAGATCAAACAGCAGGCGAAATGGTATTTTATACAACTCCAAATGGTTCTGGTGGAAGTGGCTCTACTGAAAGAATGAGAATAACATCAGCAGGTCAAATTAATGGAGATTTTAATGATACATCTGACGAAAGGCTCAAAGAAAATATATCAGATATTTCTGATAATCAGATAGCTACTGTAAAAAAATTAAGACCTGTTACTTTTGATTGGAAAGAAAAAGGTAAAGGTAGCGATACTGGGTTTATTGCACAAGAGGTTCAAAAACTTTTGCCTAATGATGTTCACTCTTATGGTGATGATTCTACACTAGCTATTAATTTACAAGGTGTTGTTGCTGTTTTAACAAAAGCGTTACAAGAAGCAGTAGCACGAATAGAAGCATTGGAAAGTAAGTAATGAGCAAAATAACAATAGATAATGAAGAATATAAACTTGATGAATTATCTGATAAAGCTAGGTCATATGCTGAACATTGCCATGATTTACAGACTAAAATTGTCAATGCACAGAAAGATTTAGAGCAGTTAGTTACAGCAAAGAATACATATTACAATGCCCTTAAACAGGAACTGG